TGGCATTTCAACTGGCTGGCCGAAATCATACGGAGGCTTTCCACGCCGCCATAGTTGGTACTCCTGCAAAATCCGCACTGCTTTTTCGTTTGTCATCATCCCCTCGCTTTCAAGTGTTCTGACTCCGGCATTGATGTCGATGTCAAAGTTAGTGTTCTGTATTGAACAGAAGCGCCACACCACTGACAAGCCAGCACGCCATAGACAGGATTATAGACTGGTGCATGCGGGGTGCAGTAGGGTTTGTGCTTAATGTTCATGATTGTGCTTTCAAGTGTTCTGGGAGTTGGGAGAGGGCTTGACGCGCACGCTCACCCGCATCTTTCCCTGCTTCATCAATGATCGTCATGCAAACCTCCATTCCAGTTAGCCCTTCAACAGGTTTTTTGAATTCTTCGGCATCGCTTAGATAATTTTCTCGGTTAGCGTAAAACTCCAAAGCCTCCACCAACTCCCGCACATGCTCCGCGCCGCTGGCTTTTATTGCGGCTTGCTGATATTTTACCGCGTACTCTGCCATCCACACTGGAATGTCATTTTCAAGCGGAGTGCCAGCTATAAACTTCTTGAACAGCACGCGACCCTCAACATCTGCTTTTGCAAATGCCAGAATATCCTGCCACTGCATCGTTGCTAATTGCTTATTGCGTGTATCCTCAAACGAATCAGCAACCGCCTCTACCTGCTCTGCTGGTGGGGTGGGTGTTGTGCGGCTTGGAGGGTAATGCCTCTCCTGATACTCCCGCAAGTACCTCTCCGCTTGTGGCGAATGTTCGTATAAGAAGCGCTCAAGCGTCATTGGTGTTCTGGTGTTCTGCTTATCCATTGCGCGCCTCTTTCTGTAAATGTGCTATTGCATCTTCTATAGTGTAAAATGTTGCGGCTTTTTTCTTTGCGCTAGCTAAGGAAGAAACAAAGAATACAAAGCAGATTAGTATCTGATAGGCGGTTGCGTTGCCAAGATAGGCATAATTCAGATATGCCAGCATGGCAGGCGTGCCAAACGATACGCAATCACTAACAATTGATTGGATTGCACTCTCTCTAACGTAAATTAATTTTGGTGCTTTCGGTTTATCCATTGTGTGCCTCATCTGTTTTGTCCTGTAGGTTGCCTCCCAGAATAGCGGTTGCGCGGGTGACTCCGTTGTTGAGAATATGCCAAGTGGTTCCGCGCAAAGCATCGTTGTTTGTTTTTACACAATTCTCTTGATGCTGTGTTGCACTGAGAATAGTGTGCAACAATTCCTTAATGACTTCACCTGCCTGGCCATCATAAGCGACAACGCGAGTCAAGTGATCGCTGTGGAAGAAAATTGTTGCAGAAGTTTCGCCATTGCGAAGATTCAGCTCCTCAGCGTATTTTAGTAGTTCGGTGGTGTCGGTCATCACTCTTTCCCCTCTGCTATTGCTGTGGCTTGTTGGATTGCTTCTGCCGCAGGGTCAGAAAAAACACCAGCCCCGTGGCATTCCGCTATTGCTAGGATGTTCTGCAAGCCAGCCAACAAATCCTCCGCCACAAGAGCAAGCCGATCATCTGGCAGGGGGCGGAAGTGGGTGGGGTAGTTGGATTTATTAAGGCCGAACCATCCATAATCAGAGCAATCCGATTCTATTTGCTCAAACCACCCTTCGGGAACATAATCCACATCGTTTTCTTCGTCGCGGTCTATGTAATCTTCGTTTTCCCAATTCCAATCCTCCGCTCGCATTTCGTGCTTGCCAATATAAATTGCTATGGTCACGCCGTATTTACCATTATTTCGAGGCAAGCGCACAAGAAGTTGCCGCTTTAAGTCAGTTTCCGTGGCCTCCGCTATCGGCCTCCACTTATTCTCTGCGATTAGTTTGGTGAGTGGGGTGGTCATGAGTTCCTCGCTTTCAGCATTTTCATAAGTGTTTTCTTAACCTCAAAAGATTCAACTCTCCCCAAGGCCACAAGCATACCAAAGCACGATTGATACATCTCGCCAGTGACTTTATTGCCAATCAAAAGCGTGTCAGGGTTGCCAACTGCGTAATAGTAAATCCCAGATGAATAGCACCCGTCTTTCTTTGTTTTTGCCTTTTCTAGAATAGAGTCAAATGTCTTCCTCAACATTCTGTATCCTTTGGTTGTTGGGTGGTTGGCGGAAGGTGAAAGATATTTTCTCTCCACCATGCGCCGTGTTTTTCTGCTACTGTCACTGCAAAGTCGTGCGGGAGCATTGCTGTGATTAACTGAAACGCCCCCATCCATAGAAAGAATGCGCCAAGCAATATGTTTATGGCTCCTAAAAACATCCACCTACTCTCCTTTTCCTGTTGCTGCGTTGATTGCGTCAAGTATTCTCGCCGCCTCTGCTATTTTATTATTTGTCATAAAACCGATTAACCTACGAGCCTCCCGCGCCTGCTCAAGCAACGCTTTGAGGGTGGCGTTTTCCACCTGCAGCAGTGCAGCAGCCTTGCTGTTGTCAGTGTAAATACGAACTTCCCTTAACCGCGCAATCTCCGCATCCTTCGCCTCAAGCAACGGCTGGTAGTGGGCGGTGGCGGCTTGCCATGTTTCCCATCGCGCTTGTGTGAAAGCTCCAGTATAGTTCCCGTGTTCGTCTTGCTCTGGATTGCTGCCATACCATGCAATAAAATCCTCTCTCTCCTTACTCATCGCCCTGTCCTTTCCACTCGCTCGCCCGTTTATTTTCTTCTGCAATTTCCAACGCAATCTCACGCGCTGCAAGCGACAACGGAATATTACGCATTCCACTCTGCCCAGTCTGGTTGCCTAGGGGTTCATAGAAGCTCAACCCCAGCTCCTTCATAGCAATTTCAAGCTGCGTAAGCCCGGCACGAAGGTGACCGTCTGCAAGCGCAAACTGGTTGTGCGCTTTCATTAATGCTAATTCTGGTTTCATTATTCTTCCTTCATCCTGTTTTCATATTCTTCTGCGGTAATCCGTCCTGATAGATATTCCGCCGTTAATCTAAATCCCAAATGTGCAGCCATGTGTGATGATATTTCAGTTTTTGCCGCATCACTTATCCATTCAGAGTTCTGCAACTCTTGGAAAAATTTATGCCTTCCCGCTTCCTCTTCCATTACATCCACCATAAAACAAAAAGTTCATACCCACCAAATAACGCCACAGGCGCAACCCACCATAATTTTTCCCGCCATGTGGGGCGGCGCAGTTTTATCACTTGCATCTCAATACGTCCTTTCTTGTCTTTTGTGTTCCTTCCAGCCTTCGCCTTCCTCTGCACAATCAGGGCAATGCCCAAAATCATCCATAGAATCCAACGACATTATTTTGCACGAGCGGCACTCGTAAAGGTCGTCATTAAGGTATGGCTTATTATCAATGACGGTAACGTATTCATCCCCAAACTCTGCAACTTCTTCTGCGGATAATGGCATTATTTTCTTCATTTGTGCCTCGCTATTTGTTCTTGACAACTCCCTTTATAATGGGCAAAATGCCCATAGTCAACATTAAAGAGAGAAAAAAATGCAAACTATCAAACTTTACTTTAGAACAGCAGATGTAAAGCTGTTTGCGAAGATAACTAAGCTGGCAGAAAACAACGGCATTTCGGTTAATCAGGCGATTATGAAACTACTGAGAAAGGAAATAGGGAAATGAACCACCCCCGCGCAGTATTTCTAGGAGAGCTAGAGAAGTTACGCCGTCGGTTTGAAAAGCACACCGAAGGCTTTAATATGGATGAATTACAATGGCGCAACACTTATATGGAGTGGCTGGCTAAAGAATGGAGTGTGAAGTGAAAAAACTCCTAAAATCCCTACACGTCATGGCCGCCACAGATAAAGATGTGACGTGGCAAAAGCACAGTGCAATAGCACAGATAGAGCTGGAGCGTATGCTGGCGGAGATTATTGCAGAACGGAAGCGGCGAGGGGTGTAGGTGAAATAAAAAGGGAGGGATTTTTTCCCTCCCTTAATTTTTATCAAAATGGGATTTCGTCATCTATTGCAGGCTGGGGCGCGTAGCCATCTTGCTTTTGCTGATTGTGCGTTGTCTGGCTATTGTTTTCTTTAGGCGTAAACAAACTTATCATAATGCTTTCACGGTCTGACGCTACGCCAGCTGGATTAAATGTTTTTTCCAGCAGAATATACTCGCCTCCATCATTGCCAGTCATCAATGCACCGATATTTTTATAGCGGTTTTTCTGGTTGCCGTATTGGTCAGTATAACTACCAACTTTTACCGCTAAATCGTATTTTTTACCCATTGCTTAATTCTCCTTGTTTTTTAGATACTGCTTCATTTACTGCTTTTGATAATTCAGGATATGCCGCAGTAAACCTATCCATTGTGGCGGCCTCACGGTCAAGAATGGCAATCACTGATTCTTGACTACTTGCAGCTTTGATTTCTCGAATAATAGCATCTTTGCGTTTTTCTGCTGCTGCTAGTTTTTTTGCGCTATCATCCTCCGCAGCCGAAACCACCAACGGCTTTACCTGATATGGCTTGCGCTGGCCTTTTGTAGCAGTCAGTGCTAGTACCACAGCTTGCTCAATACCTGTTGCATGGCTAATGCGAATACCTCCAACTTTTATGCCGCCATATTTCACATCGGGGTCATTATATAACGTCACACTGTGACCGCACCACGCGGCGGCAGTATCACCCCATAGTGAACGCATCACGCGAATCATCGACTTGCATGGCTTCCACGGTTTTCCGTTCTCGTTTTCATAATGCACCACAATTTTTTGTTCAGCATTCCCCGCCTTTACGCCTGTAATCTTAATGGTTTTTGTGGTGTTAATTAGGTCATCCGCATTTAGCTGGTCGCTTTTTGGCGCACAGGCGGCTGCAATATCTACTTCACTCATATTACTAAATCTCCTTCTGCTTTTCTTTCTGTTGGTACTAAATTAACTATTTTATTAACATAATCGTTAATTCTCTCTTTAACCGCCGCATCAAACGCAATCGCAGCATCTAATATCTTACCCTGCATCTCATAATCAGCCATTACACGCTTCACATACAATCGAAGCCCTGCACTGTAGCTAATAAAATCACACCATTTGCGGCCAGAAACCAGCAAACCTGTCTGAATCTGCAACAGATATTCTTCTGGCACTTCATCGTTAATAATCGTTTCCACCTGATACTTTGCGCGGCGACTTTTAATCTCAATTACTCCTTTATCTCCCACCAATCCATCCGGCGAATAACCCAAAGTAATGCCGCGTATTTCATGCGTAATAAATCCCGCCTGCTGAACTGGCGCATAGTGCTTTGCATATAATTCACGCGCTACTGCCTCGTCCTCCATACCGCGCAACATATCATCGCTAATATAGGCTGGCTCGACGTGCTGCGTAATTCTCTGAGCGGCAATTTCAAAAACATGAGCGCGACTCTTATCGTTATTCGCAAATTGCATCTTGCTAGGTGTGATAATTAACTTCATCTCACTAGCAGTCAGCAATCCGCAACGCATCGCAAGCCACTCATCTGAGCCTTGCAATAAATCATTGTAAACAGTGATCATATATTTACCCTTTCTATAAATAATTTATAAAACATTGTTAAAAGCACTGTCAACATCTTTCTCGCTTCGTGCAAAAAAACCTATGCCGCCTGCTGCGTTAAGATTGTCTATAAACCGCTGCTGCTCTGGTCGTATTACGCCTTTTTCCGTCTTAACCTCCACCGCCGTAAATATCGCAAGCCGCTTTCCAATCAAATCGGGCGTAACTTCTACACTGTGCCACCCGATTAAATCGCTGCTGCCGTTTACCGATAGCCCCGCCTCGACTATTCGCTTTCCGTCCAGCGTGCGGAATTTTCCACGATTATTTCTAAATAAAACTACACCCAACTTGCTGGCAGCTAGCCTCACCTGATTGCTTACATTGGATTCTTCGACTGCCATACATTCCCTTTCTCTTTCATCCGGTAATAAGCCCAGCCAGCTTTATACCCCTGCCGTTTGGCTATTTTCAGAAAATCCTGAATCGTGTCGCACTGAGCAATCGCGGCATCTAAATCTGCGCCGTATAATTTTGCTTCTTTGACCGCCTCTACTAAGTCGCCTATTGACTCCTTCACTTCACGCTTTTTTACAGGAAACTCTGCGCCGCAGCTAGGGCAGTGTATTTCTTTTACACCGCAAACTGCATAGCACTGCTCACACTGCCGTACTGGCTGGACACTTATGCCCTTATTCGTGCGCTTCGGCGGCGCGTCCAAGCTCCACTCTCTATCCTCGTGCGGTAAACCATGCTCAAAACTATTTCCTGCGTGGTCGGCAAGTATGTAATGCGTCTTTCCTTCTGCCGGTCTGCTTCCCCTACCAGCCCTCTGCATATAATTCGCTAACGATTTTGTGGGGCTGGCATCGGCAATATAACTCACATTCGGCACGTCAAAACCCGCCGTAAAAAGATTCACATTCGTAAGCAATCGAATCTCGCCGTTGCGATAACGCTCAACAATCTTTTTACGCACCTTTCTCGTAGTATTTCCATCCAAGTGTTGCGCGGGTATGCCTGCCTCCGTAAATACTCCCGCAATCATCTCGCTATATTCAATCGTTGGGCAAAACACTATGCCCTGTCCGTTATTTGCTAAACGCTGATAGTGTGCTACAATATCACCAGTCACGCTACTGGCACTCATAACCCCAGCAACTCCAGCCGCATCGTATTCGCCACCACGAATCTTTACACCAGATAAATCTGGGCGAATGGCAGGCGCATAAACTTTAGGCGGAACCAACGCGCCACGTTCGATTAACTGCTGAATCGTCAACCCGCATACCATATCTTCAAAATACGGGCGGAGTGGCTTTCTATCTAAACGCTTCGGGGTAGCATCTAACCCTATGTGATAAGCAGGCGCATAGTGTTCGCGGATTCTTGCCCACGACGGCGAGGCAATTGCCCTACATTCATCCCATATTACTAAATCGGGAAAAAACATCACGTCATCCATACGGGCGCGGATCGTATCAATGCTGCCAACCTGTATGAAATTGCTATAATCAGGTTTATATACAGCAGCAATTACTGCTGCCGTCACACCAATATTGTCAAACGCCGCAACCGTCTGGTCTATCAATTCGTGGCGGTTACACAAAAATAACGTGCGGTTGCCTTTTTTTGCGGAATTAACCATAATGTAAGCAGCCGTGTAGGTTTTCCCGGCACCTGTTGCCATCTGCACCAATATGCTGCGCTTTCCTTCCGCAAACTTCACGCGCACACGGTCAATCATATCCTGCTGATCATCTCTCAACGTAACCATACACGCTCACTCCGCTGCTTTTCGCTGTTCCAGCGCACGCTGCTCTGAAAACCAAGCTGCTGCAAAATCTTTTTAATACGCTTCTCACTTATCGCATCCTTATCCCGCATCGTCATCTGCATTGCCCGCATTACCTGATCTGTCCTGAAACCACTCAACGGCAATTCACACAACACACGCTCAACATCTTCTGCCCACGGGTCAACATTCAAACGCTTCATCTGTTCAGCAACGGCTAATTCCTGCTCTTCTGGCGACAATCCAATATAAATACCAGATTTATACAGAGTCACCGCCTCCGCCCATAATTGTTCGCGGTCGTTTTTTAATGCGGGAATATCTACAGCCTTGGCCTTAAATGGCCAGAATCGTCGGTTGCCAGTCGGATCACTCAGATAATCATAATTATTCGTGGTTCCCGCTAACACAAAACTACGAGGATAACTCACAGGAGTTCTTGCATACGGCAACCGCCCTTTATCGACCTGAGTAGTAATCCACCGTTTAATCTCGTCATCATCGCGCTTTCGGAGTCCTACCAATTCCGCAAGCTCCACGATAATGCTGCCAGCCGTGAGCTGCATACAATCCTTGCTGGTTATCATCTCCATAGATAGCGAATCAGTAAAATAGCATTCCTCTTTTTCCCCAAACGTTGCCAAAGTTCTGAGTGCTGTGCTTTTTCCAAGATTCTGATTCCCCTCAATAATCAGCATGTGGTCAAACTTGCAGCCAGCATCAAAAACACGCTTTACTGCCGCAACCATCCATTTTTTACCAATCGCTGCCAAATACTCATCAGGCTCATCATCTGCCCCTAAATAATACGACAGCCACTTATCCAGCCGCGATATCCCATCCCACTTCAGGCCGTTAAAATACTCCTGCGCTGGATTAAATGCGGTACGATGCGCCACCACATCAATGCAAGCCGCAACCTTCCCCGCATCACTGCATAACCCGTGACGCTCTAAGCGCAAGCAAAGCTCTGTTATATCCGTATCGCCTAGCGGGTGAACATCCTCACCAATTACCACCGTCTGCTTGTGAAAATCATCGTAACGATAAACGCCTCTAAAATCTTCGTGATGCAGCAAATATTCCACCACGTTATTAATGCTCTTCCTATCAAGTTCCCCGTCCTTATATAGCAGCCGCTCTGCCCAGCTATCCTGCCTGCGCTCTGCCACACGGTTTAAGCTGCCGTCAATAAACGCCAGCGCATCCCCATCAGGATTTTCAACTAACCAATCGCCTGCATCCCATCCTTTCGGCTTTTCAGGCGGTATCGTCATAATCACGCCGCCGGTCTGCTGCGCAACATAACTGGCCGCCTTTTTACCAGTCACATCGTTATCAGGCCAGATAATCACCTCACGGCTTTTTAATACAGTCCAATCCGTTTTCTCTACTGCATTATCACCACCCGCTGACGACACCACGCACGCCCCTGTAGCACGCGCTAACTGCATAGCTTTCTTTTCACCCTGCACCACAATCACTAGCGGCGCAATAGGGTCAAAACCATATAACGGGCGAGGCTCAGGAAATGGAAAATACGTCCATCCGTGATTAGTCCAGCATATCATCGGCGTGATTTTTTTTGTGCCAGTTTCAATCCGTATTACCGCTTTGCCGCGCTCATAAGTAAATACATAAGCAAATTTTACGGGCTTCTTAAATCTTTTCTCAGGGTCTGGATTGTAAATTTCTAGCGTGTTTCCTACAATTTCTGGTGCATCTGGCAGAAGTTCAATGCCCTCGTATTTATCAACGTGAGGCAATTTAACCAGTGGCTCTCTGCGCTCCGTGTGCTCTCCCGCACCTAAATACTCCTTCGCCTCCCTTATACTCAGGCCGCGAGTTTCACGCAGATAATCAAATAAATCTCCGCCTATCCCGCAACCATAACACTTAAATCTTTCCCCGTGTTTGCTGGTGTAAACGTTAAAACTAGGAGTTTTCTCAGCGTGAACTGGGCATAAACCTACATAGTTACGCCCTTTCTTTGCCAACTTCGTGTCGTGCGAAACCACCTCGGATAATAATACCAAGTCCTTTACTTCCTCAATTTTCATGAGGTTTACTCCCCTAATTTTTTATCAATAGTTTCAAGCGCAAGATGCAACATCGCAGGAATAGGACGGCGTCCAGTCTCCCAATTATAAACGCTCGCCATTGATACATCTAGCAATCGCGCCAGCCGTTCTTGAGACAATCCGTGTTTCTCGCGGAACTTCTTAATCATTTCCATATATAACCCTCCTTTCTATTATTTCTTGTAACGCTGTTTTATTATTCTGGAAAGCGGAAAGTAAAAATAGTAATCTGGCAGGGGTCAACTTTTTTTGGGGTTGTTGAGAGTTGACCCTTGCCAGATTTCTAAACATCGGCATTTTTCAATTATTAATGGCGTAATGCGCGTAAGAATGGGTATATATAAATCAATAGCCTACGCTTTTCTGTTTTTATATGATGGCAAAGCGTAAGGCTAATTAGTTTTATATATCAATATCTTACTGTTATTCCTTACGAAATATGGAATAAATATGAAAACATTCTGGTAAATGGTGACATTTGACATTGATATTAGGCTCTATAGGGAAGCTAGCGTAAGGCGTAAGGTTATTGATTTATATAGATTGTCGTTTTTCTTATACTTTTATATTGTTATTTACTTATTAACAATATATATAAAGTATAACAACAAAAGGAGATTATTATGTTTGAAATAGAAAAAAATATACCAATTACCGGCGCGCGAAAACGACTTACTGGAATAGTGGAAACGATGAGAAAAATGGAAATAGGAGACAGCTTCTTAGCTAATGGCAGATCAGGCTCATGGCATCCGAATGCGAAAGAGGCTGGAATCAAAATAATTACACGCAGGCAACCTTGTGGCAAATATCGCATTTGGCGTATTGCGTAAGTATTTTTTTACCTCTGCCACATTTTTATTATTGACTGCTTTCTATAAACCTGTCATACCTAACACGTCAGCAAGGCAATCACGCCAAGCAATCGGGAGAATGAGACGATGACACATACCGAACAAATGAATGAGCTTTTTGCAGCATACTTCAACGCAAAGCTGGCAAAATACACCGCGATGTACAAAGACAATCATCAAGCCACTGTGGGCGCAAAGTTTGCCCTTGAGGATTTGATGCTGGATATTCGGCGCATCTCTGAAAACGCTACCAGCGAGGAGGTGCGGGATTATCTGGCGCAAGAGGTTGAAGATGCGGTGTTGGCCGCGCAGCCTAAAATTGTAATTACAGCGGCATAGGGGGAGCTATGAGTGATACAGTTTGGTTGGCTTTTGAACTGGTTGGCGGCAATGAGTCGCTGGTGGGTGTATATTCTACGCAAGACAAGGCTGTTGCCGCACTTAAGCCAGTAGTAAAAGCTCATGTTAAATATCTTTCAGAGTCAGAAAAGCGTAATGCGTCTATGTGGAAGTCATCAATCGACGGAACAGCCATAGAGTGTGAATTTTCTTATGATGGGATGATTCATAGCTTTTTCGCTACAGAACATGAGGTGGAATAATGAAATTAATTTTTTGGATATTCATTGTGCCGTTAGGTTTTATTGGCGGTGTTATTACTGGCATGATTCGCGGTGGTGCAGAAGAAGCAAAAAAAATGGTTAAGGAATTAAAAGATGGATAAGATTAGCTTTCACAAATGGGCAATAAGCGAGGGCTTTCCGGTGGCGAAAGATGCTAAGGGTGATTATGTCATGCCAACAAAATCAGCATATCAGGCATGGCAGGCGGCACTTGAAAAGGCCAGATTGCTGTGTCTTAACTTGCGCCATCATGATTTTAGTGCGGAATCAGATGATTGGAAACAGGGTACTTTTGATTGCGCTCACGCTATAGGAAAGGTTCAGGTTTCAACCAGATTTGAAAAAGTTTCATTGTGACAGACATTTTTGACCTGAAAAACCTAAACGACATTCCGCCAGAGCTTAAGCAGCAGCTTGTCGTCGAAAAAGTATGGAATCGAGAAAGGCAGCTACACGATGCAATCACGATGCGAGAACAAGGATACACTTACAAACAGATTGCTTTGCATCTTGGTTGCACAAAGCAGAATGTGCATAAGAGGTTAAAAAACCGCAAAGCAACAGTCTAACACACAATCGGGAGAATGAGACGATGACGGATTTAACTTATATCACAGACGGAATGTCCACACGCTTCATTCCACAAACTACCGCAGGAGAAAATGCATGGCGTGAACTGGCAGCACAAAATGACGGTGTGGCAACCGTGTTTAACTTCCACGCGCAGGCAGTTATCGCGCAGCTTCGTGGTGCTGGATACAAAGTGGCAAAGGCAAAGCGCGAAAAAGTTAGCATGGGCGAGATTGATGCTCTGCTTGCGGAACTTGGGGTGTAGGGTGGAAACAAGTATAAACAATGAAGCACTAAAAAAAGCAGTAATGGTATGGGAGGGTGACAGGTTTTCTATATCATCGCTAGAAAAATCAATAATGTGCTATTTGAACCATACAGAGAAAGAAAATAAAAATAAGATTTTTTTGGAAATGTTGCTGGAAGCAGAATCTATTTTGACCATGGCTATGACAATTTTAAGTATGAATAAATCCGCTTTGTATGAAAATGAAATTAAATTGATAAGCAGGGGTGAAGAGTTTGTGCAGAAAATTGCCAAAGCAACAGCCTAACGCATAACATCGCCAGCAAGGCCGATTTTCCGCACGCATAGCAATAAATCAACCTAGGGAGCTACCAACACCATGCAAAATATTATTTCACAGCTTAAAGGGGCAGGAAAAATGCTTCTCGCGTTTAACATCGTTCTCGCGCTGTTTAATTTCAGCGTGCTGAAAGACAATCGGCATGTTAGTTTCTTGGTACTTGGTGAAAATTGCCAAGCCTTGGCAGCCGCTACAGACCAACTTGCAGCAATTAACCAGTTTGGGGGACGGTAATGAAAACAATCCAAAGCATGACCATGAACGATGGGCAAGCATATTTATCGGCAACCGAAGGCAGGTTTAAAATCACAGCAGAACAGCGCGGCGAGAGATTCCATCTCAAAGTGGTAAACACCAACACTGGCGAAGAAGTCTATGATGCAATTACAGGCTACAACGTCAACGAAGCAACTTGCTGGATGGGTGGGGCACTACGCACCGCTGAGCAAATGGAAGCAAGTTATAACACGGGGGGGAAGAAATGAAACGCGATGAACTCACAAAGCTAACGCTACAGGAAACCAAAGACGAAGACCTGCGCATGCGGAATATGCAAGAGAAAGTCATTATTGAACTCTGCGGCAAGTATGGCCGGGTGAAGGATGAGCAAAAATGAGGCCGCCCGCAAACCCATGGACACCCATTGAGCGAGCACAATACGCACTCAAGGAACTGTGGCGCGTTAAACGATTATACCCTATGCCGGAGCTGCAAAACATTTATGACAACCTCACCAGAGCAATCATCGAACTCGACCAAGAAATTGAATCTGCGAAAACTCACACCCGATGACATCGAAATTATTCGTGATGGACATAATCGGAAGTTGACAGCCGGACAGATTAGGATTAAGCTGAAAAATACGATTTCAGTTAATCATATCAACTATCTAATCAGGAATGATTTTATGCCTTGTGGTAAAAAGAAATCCGGCGGCGGTAAGAAAAAGTAATATGACCGAAAACACACTTCCAGACATTGTAAAACGCCGTGGTCGCCCTGCTAAGGAAGAAGCGTCTGTAGTAGCTGAATCTGCGCCAGTAGAAGCTCCCGCAATTGTATCACATACTAAAGCCCATCCAGTGGCTAAAGAAGTGTGCGAGAAACTGCGTTGTGAAGCATTGCCAGATGAATCGCCACTAGTTTTTACGTTTCGTCAGTTCACTGGTGCACAGCTTTGTGTAAATCTTAACAACTTCAAAGACCATCAAGGCGATATTCAGGCGCGATTGGTAATAGACCGCTTGATTGCCGCTGGGTTTATTGGTTAATAAAAATCTTAATAAACAATTAAGAAAAATTATGGCTAATGGAAAAGGAAATACTTTAGGTGCTGGCCGTCCAAAAGGTGTTTTGAATAAATCAACAACTGAGGTCAGAGAAGCCATAGCCGCTTTTGCTTCTGCCAATGTTGAGAAGATGGGGGAGTGGCTTAATGCAATAGATAACCCAGAAAAGAAGCTGGATTTATATTTGAAGGCCATTGAGTATCATATCCCCAAACTACAGCGCGTAGACACTAATCATTCAGGTAGCGTTGGGGTTACAAGCATTCCACCTCTCACTCGCGCAAAAGAGAGCCAGTTAGATGAATCACTCGAATCTGAGTATTGATGAGATACACAGGCTGCAAAAGATTCGTGAAAAGTGCGAGAATGATTTAATCTTTTTTGCACGTTACTTCTTTCGCGAATTGCGCGGTGAGAAGTTTATTGTAAACAGCCATCATCATAAGATATGCGCAGCGTTAAAAGATATTGAGCGCGGCGGAAATCTGCTGATTAACTTACCACCTCGATACGGCAAGACGGAACTTGGTGTTATTTGCTGGATAGCGCAATCTATTGCCAGAAATCCTAAGGCTAGGTTTATTCATTTATCATTTAGCGCGGAGCTTGCGCTGGAAAACTCTGCAAAATGCCGTGAGCTTATCAAGTCAGAGAAGTATCAGCAGTTGTGGCCTGTGAAAATTAAGCCAGATGCGGATAGTAAGGCAAAGTGGTACACCGAAGAAGGTGGTGGCGTGTATGCTACGCAAGCAGGCGGTGCGGTGACCGGTTTTGGTGCGGGTATAACAGGGGATGACGATGCTAGTGAATGGGGTGGGGCTATTATAGTCGATGACCCGCTGAAACCAGATGATGCGCGTTCCGAAGCTATCCGTTCCGCCATTAACGACCGCTTGAATAGCACGATTAAGAATCGCCGAAACAGTCGCAACACACCAATTGTCATTATCATGCAGCGATTGCATGAGATGGATATGAGTGGATTTGTGCTATCTGGTGGCATGGGTGAGCCGTTTAAGCACGTTAAGCTGGCTGCATTGCAAGATGATGGTACTGCACTGTGGCCAATGAAGCACAGCGTAGAAGAATTACAGCGGATGCGTGACACGCCAGAAGATAGGGCCAACTTCTGGGCACAATATCAGCAAGAGCCTGCACCTGGCGATGGCGATGTGTTTCGTAGTGAGTGGTTTTTGCGTTACAGGCAACTCCCCCCTGCTAATACCATTAAGATGATTATTCATTCGTGGGATACGGCATACAAAGCAGACCAGCATAATGACCCAACGGCTCTAACTGTATGGTGTGCTACGCAATCCCATCATTATCTTGCGGATTGTCTTAATCAGCGTATGGAATATCCGCAGCTTAAGCGTACCATTATTGCTATGGCTGAACGTGATAAGCCAGATGCAATCCTGATAGAAGATAAGGCAAGCGGGCAATCGCTTATTCAAGAACTACGCCAGCAAACCAATTTGCCCATCATTGCAGTAAAGCCAGATGCTGATAAGGAAACACGCGCGAGGGCTATTGCGGCTATGTTTGAATCACAGAAGATATTTATTCCCGATGCCGCACCGTGGTTAGATGATTATGAAAGGCAAATGTTACTCTTTCCAAACGCTAAAAATGATGATATTGTGGACAGCACGAGCCAATATCTGCGCTGGGTAAGGGACAATCATTATAATACGTCAGACGAATATGAAGCGATATTGCGGGGTGAGTTTACATGAAAACCGATAATGAAATCCTTACACAGTTTAACAAGGATTTAAGCCGCTTTCAGTCTAGTTATGAGCGCCAGCGTTTTGAGATTGCACAATGCTACGAGATGAAGGCGGGGCATCAGTTCACTGGCGAAGAACATGATACCCGTAAGCACTTGGACAAACCTATCATCACAGTAAACGTGGCGGCATCTTATATTGATGCAATCGCTGGAAGTGATGTGGTAAATGGCAAGCGCATTGAATATATTCCCGCTTCTGCTGCTTACGATAAAGAAATTGACCTCATGAATGATGCGGCGAAGTACATCGAGGATGTAGCCGATTTGCATTCTGAGCGATTAACGGCAATGAAAGATACGCTCACTTGCGGGCTTGGTGCGTATGTGAATCATCAAGATTATAGTGCAAAGGATGCGTCGGCAGGAAATCCAAAAGTGACTAGGGTATTCCCCGGCTTTACCTTCTATGACAATTCTGTGCGTGGTGCGCGGATTAATACCGATGCTAAGTTTATGGGATATGCTGACCCTGTGGATAGTGACAGCCTAACAAATTACATTAAGAAAAAACTTAAAAATAAAGATGATATACCAACAGGCCAAACTGGTACAACCGATTTGTGGTTTCTGACTTATTTGCGCGGAGATAACATCGCCAACCTTGATTTCTTGTATTATTATTATTGGTGGGATTTTGCAGATACCTATGATGTAGTAAATCCATTCGCTGAAGGTACCACACTTAGAAAGGTAATAGAGCAGAATGATGATGCAGCTAATATCATGGGTATTATATTTGATGAATTGCGTATCGATCAGATGCAGCCTTTATTCTTTTTTGATGAAGAAGAATTTAAGAGATTTAAGGAGGGGTTAGACGCATTAGAAAAGCAAACTGGCGTTGTTGTAGAGAGCCTTGAATACACTGTACGCGATAGCACAAAATGCTTTTACAAAGCAGAGATTGCGCGGGGGCAAGTGCTTAAAAAAAGCAAAACGTTTACGCAAAACGGCTTCCCGATGGTGTTTATCGTAGGTAACTATGATGAAATACTTGGAATTTACTATGGCCTGATGCGCCCATTGTTTGACCTGCAACGCGCTCTTAACATCGCTTATTCTGATTTGCTTGGCTATATCGAAGATGCTGTTACAGGCGGCGGTGCTTATGTTAAGGGCAGTATTGATAACATCAAGAAACTTGAACAAAGCAAAGCAAACGCTAAGAAGCTGACCTATATCACGCAGGATATGGATATTATCAGCAAGTCTAAAGCTGATACATTGCAAAGTCTTACATCGTTTATCCAAGTCACACTTGACCTGTTCCCTAAAGTGCTGGGTACGCCACCTGAGTTTATGGGTACGCTTTCCACTAAGGATATGGGCAGTAATCTTTATGCTCAAGTGATTAAGCAATCCACGCTTGCGCTTTCCAGTTTCGCAAACAACAGTGACGGCTCTATCAAACGTCAGGCTGATATTAACGTGGATTTTGCCAAACTTCTGGCGCGGCAGATTGATGGTTATTCTATCCATATCATTTCGCCCGATAGCTCAAATGATAAAACAATCGAGTTTCTAACTAAGGACAGGCTGGCTGACCAATACAAATACCGTATTGCTGAGCGTCCATTAACTCCGAATGAGAAGCGCGAAACCTTCCAAATGTTAATGGAGTATGCACCTACACTACAGCAAGCGGGCGTGAATATGACTGCTGCAACTGCTGCCATTATGGAGTTTGCGCCGTTTGAATATGAAACAAAGCAGAAATTCATTGAAGCTGCAACACCGCAACCCCCACAACCAGACCCCTTGAATCAGGCGTTGTTGCAATCACAAGTGGATCTGCAAAGCGCTCAGGCTGCTAAACTACTTTCTGATGCTGAAACGCAGAAACAACGTGTTGCTACAGAGGCGGCGCAGTCACAAATGGATGTGCTTAAGACTGCAAGCGAGATTGACTTAAACCAAGCAAAAGAAAAAGAGATTATGGCAAAAATAGGCGAGATGGTAAATAGTCGCCTTGATGCTATAGAGCAGTTGATACTGCAAAGACTTTAACGTTCACAAGGAGTTCACATGACTGAAGTAAATAGTAACACAGTAGAGCTTGGCTCTCTGGAAGATTTGGCCGCATATCTTAATGACGAAACGCCCGCGCCTGTGGCAGAAGAAGCGCCAGAGCAGGAGGTCGAAGAGGTTGAAGAATTAGAACAGGAAGAAGAATCTGAAGAAGAGGAAGTTTCCGCCGCTGAGGAAGAACAACCTAAGAAAAAGCGCACGATTTACGATGAAGTAAAAGACCTTCGCAAAGAGCGCAGAGAAGAACGTGAACGCGCAGCGGCAGCAGAGCAGAAAGCTGCTATTGCCGAAGAACAAGCACGTTTAGCGCAAGAAGCATATCGTAAAATGCTTGCTGCATTGGAGAAGCCAGAGACAAAAGAAGAACAGGACGAGCCGATTGACGCAGAGCACATCAATCCTTTGAAGGCAGAAGTAGCGCAGTTAAAGTTAGAAAATGCCTTAGAAAAAAGTCACAACTCTGGCGTTGCATCATTTGGTAATGAATACAATGTGGCGCGTCAAATTCTCTTGGCTGCTGAGATTAATGCCATTAAAGATGAACTAGAACCTGCTGGCTACACTGCTACTATGGCAGAAATTCAGCAAGTAGCGGCGCAAAGAGTAGCGCAACGTGAAATTACCCTTTTACAACAAGGTAAAAATGTGGCAGAATATACATGGAATCGCGCAAATCGCATTGCGGCGCAGTTTCAGCCTAGTAAACCTTCTGAGCCTAAGAAACCCAAGATTAACATCGCGGAAATCAATAAGGCTCGTGAACAAGCGGAGTTAGCACCTGTGAAAAGACAGGCTTCTAACGGTACGCAAGCCGGAAGCATTGAAGATTATAATAAAATCTTTGCTGCTGAAGATGCTCAAATGAGGGGATATATCTAGTTCGCGGGCAGGGCGCGTAATCCCTGAGTAACGTAGCTATGCGGTCATAGCTTGTTGCTTGCCTGACATATAGGCATGTTCGCTTGATAAGCGTTAAGCATCATTTTTTTTGTTTAACATTTTCACAAGGAGCATTCCTATGCCTACCGCAATTGGTACGCTTTCTCAGGGCAACGCTACGTTTGACCTAACAAAACAATCCGCACGTCTATATTATGAAGTGCGCACTGACGATTTAATGGCCATTCTTGGAATGGCTGGCGTAATCGTGCCAGAACAGAAACTAACCGAAGAAAACGGTACTACCGTTCAGCTTCAAGACATCAAACGCCGAGATTCTAAAGGTATTACGGGCGATGCTGATTTCTACAGCACCGCTACGCCTTATGAATACGGTGTTCGCACGCTGACCATCAATAAACTGAGCGACAACTTCAACTATCCGTTGAAGGGTACTCTGACGCAGCAAATTCACCCTGCTGATTTGCGTGCAGAACGTCCTCGCCTGTCTGTTGAATGGATGAAATCCATGATTCGCTACAGCGTGCTTAACCAAGCCGGTGGTAACACTGCAACCTCTATTACTGCTACTTGGAACGCATCTACTGCATTTACTGGCTCAGACCTTACGAAAGTAACGGGTTATAACGCTGGTATTGCTCCTAGCTCTACGTTCAAAGGTATCGGTAACTTGGGTTCTGGTGGCGTTACGACTGACCAAAGCGTAACTTCTTCTAACGTGCTTACGTTCCAAGATTTCCAGCGCATGCGTGAAACCATCAACTCTGCAACTGCGGGTTTTGCTTCCTTCAACAAAGTACAAGGCAAGCCCTATGATGTAGTAGCTGTTGTTTCTACTTCTGGTATGAACCAACTTCGCAACCAAGCACAGGCATCTGGTGCAAACTTCACTGTTTCTCAGTGGTTCTATCAGAAGCTTGCTGGTGGCCTCAAAGAGATTATGATTAGCAACTTTATTGTTGACCGCATTCTCTTTGTTGAAGTTGGTGACGATTACCTGCCTCGTGGTGTGCATACTGGTACTAGCGCGGAAGTAGCCAACACCCGTCGCGCCGTTGTCATGGGTGCTAACGCAGTAGACCTTGCTTATGGTAAGGGTTACACGCTGCCTAACGGCGACATCACTGGTGGCTTCTCTGTAGAAATTGATGAAACCTACAAGAAAAACAACAAAATCGGCTATGGCGTAATTTCTGCGTTGTATGGTTGCAAAAAAACACAGCTTGAAGGCTTCGGCTCTAACGCTGGTTCTTATCGTGACCTCGCGACCTATGTTATCACTCACTATACCGCAATCTAAGGAGAATTAAACATGGCTGCTTTAACTGGAACAGTAGCACTTGCTGGTAAAAATGGCGAAATTGGCCAACAATACTTAGCACGTGGCTCTTATACCTTTGCTGCGGAAATCGAAGATGCTGACACTATCACTTGGAGTAACATTCTCCCTGCTGGTGGTGCGAAGGTTGTAGGTTTTCGCATTTATGGTCAAGAAATTGACACTAATGCAACTCCTACTGCAACATTCATCGTTGGCAACACCGATGATACCGATGGTTACTTGAAAACCAAAGGTGGCGCGGTTGGCTTGCAAAACTCACTTGCAGGACAGCTCTTTTATGCTGGTGATGGCGACCTGATTACAAGCGGTAGCATCATTACCAATCGTAATGTGGTTCTAACCATGACTGCTGCTACTGCAACAGGCGCATCATCTGGTACGATTTACATCGAACTGGTACTTGAAGGCGCATAACCGAAAGGGCTGGCTGAATGGCTACGTTATCTACACTGCGCGAGCAAATTAAGAGTGAGTTGCAAGTGAACGGCACTGCTCTTGATGAGCTGGTAGATAATGCTATTCGGTCAGCCCTCCGCCTTATGTATGGGCGGAGGTTCTGGTTTCTCGAAGCCAGAACAACAATTACACTGGCAAGCGGGAATAGTTCAGTTTCTTTGCCTTCTGACTATTCCGCTTCTGGTACATTCTCGCTTGTAAATGGCGCAAGCGTTTTACAAGATGGCGCAGGATTCGATTATCTGACGTTTGATAACTTAGAGCGCGATTACTTATTGCTTGCAACATTGCCAACGGGTGCGCCTGTGGCCTGCGCTGTATTAAACGGCACACTATACACCTCTCATACCGCTGATCAGGATTATTCTGTGCGTGTGAGTTATTTCAAAAAAGACGCAACGCTTCCGACTGCTGGCACTGATACTTCAGTATGGTTTGATGAAGGCTATGATGTAATTCGTGCAAATGCGCGGCTTATCTTTAAGCGTGAAGCGCAGGGTTATGAAGCCAATCAGGCCGATGAAGATTTAGCGCAATATTATTATGGCAACCTTTGCCAAGCTGGTGCGATGTATAATGAAGGGGCAAGATAATGACCACGACAACCAATTTAGGATTAACTAAACCGACTGTAGGTGGTGATGGTGATTTGTGGGGCGGATACCTCAACACCAATATGGATTTAATTGACGCACAAGCCCCTCGCGTGATTGCGGTGGCTATCAGCGATGAAACCACAGCAATCACTACCGGTTCGGCAAAAGTAACATTTCGGATGCCTCATGCCATGACGGTGACAGCAGTGCGGGCATCTCTCACTACAGCTTCAAGCTCTGGCATTCCAACATTTGATATTAATGAAGGAGGCGTTTCAATTCTCTCTACAAAATTGACGATTGATGCAAATGAGAAAACCAGCACTACGGCGGCAACTCCAACGGTTATTAGTGACCCCAACTTAGCTGATGATGCCGAGATTACAATTGACATTGATGTTGCTGGCACTGGTGCAACAGGCGCAAAAATCTATCTGATAGGGATTAAGGCATAGTGTTTTTAATCAACCCATATAGCTTTGGTGGCGGTAATCTTTTTGCCGTTACGTCTTACACGGGCAGCGGCTCTACGCAAAGCATCGTCACTGGGCAGAATCAGGCGGTGGGGGCGTTGGATTGGATTAAACGCACAGATTCTGCATCAGTTGAGATGATTGTAGTGGATACGGCGCGAGGCGGAAGTAAGTATTTTCGCACAACAGATAATGGTCTAGAACTTGATTTTACATCAGGCCGCGAATGTGCTTTTTTATCCAATGGCATCCAGGTAAACTCAAATGGCGATGGATACACTAACACCAGCGCAGGAGCATATGTTGCTCTTTCGTGGCTAGAACAAGCTGGCTATATGGATGTGGTGACTTATACAGGGAATGGGTCAAATCGCACTATCTCGCATGACCTTGCTATTGTTGCGCCTTCCTTGATGATTATTAAGGAGCGCAGTTCGTCAGAGGATTGGATTATTTACCATGCGTCTTTAGGTAATACGTCTTATGCTATACTGAATAGTACATCGGCTGCTTCAACAAGCCAACCTACTGTATGGAATAGCACCACTCCTACAAGCTCGGTGTTTTCGCTGGGAACTTCTACAGGTGTTAATCAGTCCGGCCAGACCTACGTTGCCTACCTCTTTGCCGAAAAAGCAGGGAAAAGCAAGTTTGGTGCTTACTCAGGTACGGGATCCACAAATAGCATTACGGGACTTGGCTTTGCTCCTAGTGTTGTTTTGATAAAACGCACTACTTCTACAGGCGGCAATTGGCAATTATTCTACAATGTGCAAACTACTCCAGTTCTCTTAATACCGAATAATACAAATGCTGCAGTTAGTGGTGGTTTTAGCAGATTAACTGGATTGTCTGACGGATTTAGATTAGATAACGCAGACGGTGTAACTAATGCCTCTGGCTCTACTTATATCTATGCAGCGTGGGGTTAATCATGCGCTCAGGGAAGATGATAGATGTAAAATATCAGGGCGGCACGATGAAAGCCCCACAGCAGACAAAGATTACTGCGTCTGCGTTTACTGCTACGGATAAAGTGCAGTTTGTAGATGATGGGCGCTTGACTACAATCTTGCCGTGGTCTGATGTCACGCCTTCTTCACCTTCATTTCTCGGTGCGTGTCGCTCTATTCATGGTGTGGAAATAGGGCAGACTGGCTTTTATTACTACTTTGGCACTCATACGTCACAGTATTTTTTGCGTAATGAAACACTAACAAATATCTCGCCTTTTGCTGATCAGAAAAGCGAATTGCTGGGGGATAATCCGTTAGATGTTCATTCTGGTAGTGCCACAATGGATATAAACTGGACTGCACACGGATTGACAGTAGGTGATGAAATCACGCTCTCTGGTTCAACTACGGTTGACGCTGTGGATGCGACAACCTACATTAACATCGCACACCGCGTTGCTTCGATTATCAGTGCCAATGAAATTACGGTGACGCTGGGCACCACCGCAGGCAGTACAACTTCAGGCGGTGGCAGTGCAGTAGTGGCAACGGCTATCGGACGCACTGCGGTATTGGGTGCAAATCCCATCAGTGTAACTAATGGTAGCCCTACGGTCACGGTGATTTACACTGCGCATGGCTTAACCGCCGGGCAGCGCATTAAATTAAACTTTGCCACAGCAACTGGTGGCATTACTGCGGCTATGCTGAATAAAGAGCATATTGTCGTGACTGTGCTTACAGCAGATACATTTACAATTACTGCAAGCGGAAATGCGTCATCCACCACTACGGGTGGCGGTTCTGTGGTGTCTATTTTTACACAAATGGCGGCTGGAAATCTCGACCAAGCAAACGCTTCTGGTTATGGCTATGGACTATATGGCGCGGGAACCTATGGAACGCCTAAAACCTCTATTAGTGGTTTGCAATCATATCCCCGCACATGGAGTTATGGCGATTTCGGCTCTGATATTGTAATGAACGCAGGTGATTTTCTCACAGGCGACGGACAGAAAATCTATATTCATGATGGCAGCACAAGCGTTGCTCCTACAGTACTTACAAATGCGCCTACCGATTGCAATTATGTTTCGGTAGTTAATAATGCAGTAGTGGCTTTATGTGGAACGCGCATTGATATATCAGATTTAGGTGATGCTACGGTATGGGATGCGGCTATAACAAACACGGCCTATAGCGTAACGCTGCAAAATGTTTCCCGTTTGATTTCATGTGTTCCTATTGGTGATAAACAAGCTCTCATTTATAGCTTTAATGAAGTGTTCTTGCTTACTTATGTAGGTGGTGCTGACCGTTGGGATATTCGCCAGCTTCCATCCTCTGAAGGCATGATTGCACCACAGGCATGGGCTAAGATCAATAGCGTGATTTACTGGCTTGGGTTCTACAACATTTATCGTTTTTCTGGCTCTGTAGTGGAAACCATCCCTAATGAGTTTAATGGCGAATGGATAAGCCTAAACATTAACAGGGCGCAGCATTATAAATGTTTTGCAACTGCTGATGTGAATGACGACCAGATATTCTTTCATTTTCCTACAGGTGCAAACCTAGAGCCGAGTGATTATGCCATTCATGCTATTGATAAAGGATTTGTAACGCTTGGTACTATGCTTAGAACTGGCGCCATGAAGCGATATGTGGGGCAGAAACACTATTATGCTTATGGCAATTCTGCCTCTGTCGCAGGGAATATCTATATCCACTTTGTTAATGATGGCTCTTTGACCTTTGCATGGTCTGCTACAATGGCGGAGGCGTATTTGGGTGATGGCGATAAACGCTATGCTATCACGGATTTCTTCCCTGATGCCAACATGGAAGGTAATATAACCTTGACGGTAACTTGTCGTGAATATGCTCAAGACACTGTTACCTATACGCAGACTTACACCATTACATCTACTACGCAATGGATAACCATTCGTGCGGCTGGACGACTGGTAAGCCTTACTTTCTCAGGAAACTATCAAACCACAATGGGTATTCCTAAAATGGCCATTAAGCAGCTGGGGGATAGATAATGCCTTTTCGTGATTATCCTGTATTGAGTGTAATGAAAACTGAGACAGCGATTCAACAAGTGTTTGATTCGCGTAAGTCTGACCAGATTGTAATTGAGCAACTAGAAAAAGGAAAGTTTCAGGGCAGATACCGCACAGGGCAACGTGCAGTACCTACTAGTAGCACGGATGTTACGGTACAAGATTTTGTTGGTGATATGATAAATAACGGAAGTTTTCTCTATATTCTACTGGATGTTTCTGGTAGTATTGAATGGCGCAGACTTTCGATTAGTAGCTTTTAATTGAGGTCTTTTTTTATGGTTAGTTTAGCTGGAATTGGTGATGTTCTTAGTATTGCGGCTCCTATTTTAGGTGCTTTTGGTAAAGCAAAAAATACACAGCAAGCGCAGGCAACTTCTGGCTTTGAAACCATGCCGCAAAAGGTAAAAGATTACCTTTTGAATACTGCTTATAATGATATTCTTGCCCTTCGTAATGAGCCGCGTCCGTCTATTCCATTCCGCCGCGCTGATGCTAGTGATTACGATCCTATTTTTGGGAGTCAGGCGCGTGTTGCATTGCAGCGTTATTATGACGAAAAGGCAATGCCAAAGGATGAAGTGAAATCAGAAACGACTAAATCGCAAGGTGACAATACATTTTCAAATGACGCTTTAGAAGCTATGGTTATGGCGCAATATGCTATGTTGCCAGAAGCTAGAAAGCAACAAGCGTTGATGAATTTACAGCGTGTAAAATCTCGTGCTGGCCAGACGAATAAATACAGTGGTGATACTGTAGATTATGGTGAATGGCTTCGCGGTCAAATGAAAATGGGCAACAGTGGTGCGGCACAATCCTTATTTCCGCAGGCAAACCCCGATTATCAGGCTGGATTTATGCAGCAAGCTCCAAGCTATCACGCAGCTACTTATGACCCGACAACTAGCTTGATAGGTGCAATTCTTCC